ATCAATCCTTTCCGCATCCCACGACACTGGCTTATCCTGCAGAGCCTTGACTGGGGATACAGCAAGCCTTATGCAGTCGGGTACTATGCCGTGAATGAACGCAAAAAGATGTACCGTGTCGCAGAAGTATACGGCTGTAAGGCAGGCATAGCTAATGTCGGCATACAGGAAGACCCCGTGACGGTTGCCAAGAGGATGAAAGAGTTGGAGTCCAGTGACCCCAACCTCAAAGGGCATGACATCATACGAATAGGTGACCCTGCCATATGGGGAGCGCAGACATCCGTCAGTATAGGCGGTCTCTTCGAGGAGAGCGGTATCTACATGGAGAAGGCTGACCACAACCGCCTGAACGGCTTGATGCAATGCCACTATCGCCTAGCCTTTGATGAGGGGGGCGACTGTATGTTTCAGGTTTTTAAGTCCTGCAAGCACTTCATAAGGACGGTACCGTCACTCGTGTATGATGACACACATGTGGAGGATGTCGACACCTCGATGGAAGACCACATATATGACGAGTGGAGATATGGCGCATCGAGATACGTTATATCAAGTCCTATCAGGGCAGAAGTCCCAGAAAAGGTATGGAGTCCTTTATCAGACGAAGAAAACAAACTCGACCACTACGACTTTTATAGGAGGTATTTGTAAATGAGCATAGCAAGCCATAAATTCTACGGCGCGGGGAAAAAAGATGACAGCAGGGTCGCTGTCCCTGAAGCCACACAGCAGGTCGGACAGGCAAAGACTCCCTTGCCCGACATGACACCAGAGGCTGATGCTGTCGGCGGCAAGGGCATCGTGTTCGATGCGGCTGTTGGCAATGACACTACCATGTCGATGACACAGTCGGTCATCGGCGAGGAGGAGGTAAGGGAGGCAAGAAGTGTACTGGAAAAGTACAAAGCAGGAAAAAACACTCTTGAGAACAGGGTCATCAAAGACCAGTTGTACTGGGAGTTGCGTAACTGGGAGGCGGTCGGAAAAGGGAAACCCGGCTTTGACAACGAGATGAAAAGTTCGCCAAAGTCGACATCAGCATGGCTTTTCAACGCAGTTATCAACAAACACTCTGATGCCATGGATAACTACCCTGAACCGTTAATCCTCCCAAGAGAGCAGTCTGATGAAGAGTCTGCAAAGATACTCAAGTCGATACTCCCCGTCGTACTGGAGCAGAACGGCTTTAGAAAGACCTACCGCTCTGTGTGGTGGGATAAACTGGTACAAGGCACAGGCATATACGGGGTCTTCTGGGACAGCAGGAAAGACAACGGTCTGGGAGACATTTCTGTCAAACAGCTTGATATCCTCAACGTGTACTGGGAGCCGGGAGTGACCTCTATTCAGGACAGCAGAAATCTCTTCCTCACAGAATTGGTCGACTATGATATTCTTGAGCAGATGTATCCTTTTGCCAAAGGCAAAATCCACAGAGGTAACAGCGGTATAGACACAGCCAAATATCTGTATGACGAAAACATCGACACCTCCGACAAGGCTGTAGTGGTCGACTGGTACTACAAGGTGCATAAGGAGAACGGACAGACTCTTCTGCATTATGTTAAGTTCGTTGATGACGTGGTTCTGTTCGCATCAGAAAACGATCCTGAACTCAAAGACAAAGGTTTCTATGACCACGGCAAGTATCCAGTAATTTTTGACACGCTGTACCCTATCGGAAAAGGCACTCCTGCAGGCTACGGACTGGTGACCGTCTGCAAAGACCCACAGATATACATCGATGCTCTTAACAGTAACATTCTTGAATCAGCCATCTTGGGAAGCAAGAAACGTTTCTTTGTATCCAAATCGACTGGCATCAACGTAAAGGACTTTGCCGACTGGAACAAACCTTTCGTTGAGGTTCAGGGTGAGTTGGGTGAGGAGAGAATCCGGGAGATTACACTTGCACCTACAGCAAACAACTACTTATCAATACTTCAGATGCGTATCGATGAGATGAAAGAAACATCATCGAACCGTGATGTGTCTAGTGGTGGTGTGGGCGCAGGCATCACTTCAGGTGCGGCTATATCAGCACTTCAGGAGGCAGGCAACAAGACCTCACGAGACATTATATCCGCTTCATATGACTGCTTTTCGGAGATATGCATGCTATGTATAGAGTTGATGAGACAGTTCTATGATGAAACAAGAGCCTTCCGTATAGTAGGTGCAAACGAAGGTGAGTGGGCATATCAGAACCTCGACAACTCACAGCTGAAGGAACAGCCTATACTCAATGCGGCAAACGGGCAGCCGATGGTAGATAGCCAAGGTGAACAGCTTTTCCGCAAGCCAATATTTGACATCAAATGTCAGGCGCAGAAGAGGAATCCTTTCTCCACTATGGAAGCCAACCAACGAGCATCGGAGTTGTACGGTATGGGGTTCTTCAACCCGGAACGGGCACAGGAAGCCTTACCTGCCCTTGAGATGATGGAATTCGAAGGTAAGGATAAGGTCATTCAGACCGTGTCACAGGGGCAGACCCTGATGAAAGTGTGTCAGGAGCAGATGCAGATGATACAACAGTTATCCTCCGCTCTTGGTATGGCAACAGGACAGCAGATGCCACAGTTCAACGGTCAGATGCCGATGGGCACAGGCTCTGCTTCTCCAACACCACAGATACCAAAGCAGAGAGTCACTAATGATGCCGGACAGCCAATGACACCTTATGCCGCAAGACTGGCGGCGAGGTCTTCAGCTAACATGGATGTGCAGTCAAATGCAGGAACACCAAGAGGATGAGTATGACAAAAGTTAAAATCACAAAGGACAACAAACATCATGTTTATGAAGTATCTGCCAAAGAGCATTCTGATAAGGTGGAGGTCTGTGCCTCCATAAGCACATTGATGTGTACCCTCCGTACTGCCATCAACAACGCGCATGGGGTAGTGATGGAGGAGGAAGTCATATCACCGGGTAACTGCGTGATAAGGTTCAGAAGCACAAGTGCCGAAGCAAAGTGGATGTACAAGACCATCGTCTTCGGTTTTCTGTCACTGGCTCACTCAAGACCTGATGATGTGGAAGTTACTATGATTAACAAGAATTAGTCAAAAAAATATCCAAACTGCCGAATTAGGGGAGATAACTTTGCTTGTCTCCCTTATTTTTATGTGTATAAACGGCTTGGGCAACGTTCCCATGTATCAAAGGAGGCATATTAAATGCACAAAACTAAACTTTATCCAATGACACTTGACCTCTTCGAAGGCGGCTCTGCAGGAGCAGGCGCAGGAGAAGGCGGTGCTTCAGAGGGTTCGGGCGAGAATAATTCGGTTCCAGTCGCCGTGGGACGTAAGGGGAGTGAGTTAGCTAATGTCCGCTACGGACTGCAGGCAGAAGACGTTCAGCCACAGACGGAAGAGGCAGAAGCAACCACAGAGGAAGGTAACCCACCTTCAGAGGCTGACAGACGTAAAGCTTATCAGGAACTTATCCGTGGGGAGTACAAGGATATCCATACTGACGAGGTGCAGAAGATAATCAACAAAAGATTCAAAGAGACGAAAACTCTTGAAGAGTCCAATGCTGCGCAGAAGGAAGTACTGGAACTTCTTGCATCAAGGTATGGAGTAGACGGTAATAATCTTGAACTGCTCAAGAACGCCATTGAAAACGATGATGCTTCTTGGGAAGCCGCCGCTCTTAATGCTAACATGGATGTAGACCAGTATAAGCGTTGGACACAGCTTGAACGACAGAACAAAGCATTGCTTGAACAGTCAGAACAGCGAGCAAGACTGGAGCAAAGTCAGAGACAGACAGCCGCATGGATGGCAGAGGCTGAAGCATTAAAGGCTACATATCCTGACTTTGACCTTGAGGCAGAGGTGACCGATCAGAGATTCCAAGCCATGCTCAAGTCAGGTGTTCCGATGGAGCAGTGCTACAAGGTAATGCATTTTGATGAACTGCAGGAAGCGAGCAAAAAAGCTACGGAACAGGCTTTGGTGCAGAACATCCGTGCAAAAGGTTCACGTCCGATAGAGCAGAGTTCAGGTGGTACAGCTTCGTTCGAAGTCAGAAATGATGTTTCGAAATTTACAAAAGCAGACAGAGCAGAGATTGCTCGAAGAGTTTCACGAGGCGATTCGGTTTACTTATAGGGTAACAGACCTCGTGAGGAAATCATACGAGGTAAAAAAATGAAAGAAATTAAATTATTTGATATGGTGCTTGACCTTTTTGCGGTCACACCAGTTAAGACAACAGATACACAGTCAGGTACAGGCAACGAAATGTCGCCTGAAATGAAGATCTTCTACTCTGACTATCTCATCGATATGGCAGAGCCTGAACTTGTTCATGCGCAGTTCGGTCAGAAGAGACCTATCCCAAAGAACGGCGGCAAGGTAATCGAATTCAGAAAATACGCTCCGCTTGCCAAAGCTACCACAGCACTTACAGAAGGTGTTGTACCTACAGGTAAGAAGTTAAGTGTATCAACAGTAACAGCAACGGTAGCACAGTACGGTGACTTCATCGCTCTTACAGATATGCTTCTTATGACAGCTATCGACAACAACCTTGTCGAGGCTACAAAACTTCTTGGCGCACAGGCAGGTAAGACACTTGACAGTGTAGTAAGAGACAAGCTTGTAGCAGGTACTAACGTTATGTACGCAGGTGGCAAGACATCACGTGCGGCTCTTGCGGCAGGCACAGACAAGCTGACCGTTAAGGATGTCCGTAAGGCAGTAAGACAGCTTAAGCTGTTCAATGCACCTAAATTTGGTCAGTATTATGTGGCTATCATTCATCCTGATGTAGCATTTGACATCATGGAAGATGATGAATGGAAGACACCGCATCAGTATGTTGATACAAACAACATGTACCTTGGCGAACTTGGTGCTATCGCAGGTGTTCGATTCGTTGAGACCACAGAAGCCAAAGTATTTTCTGCAGCAGGCGCATCATCAGCTAACGTATACGCAACACTGGTTATCGGTGAGAACGCATACGGTGTTACAGAAGTAACAGGTGGTGGCTTACAGCACATCGTTAAGAGTCTTGGTTCAGCCGGAACAGCAGACCCACTTAACATGATAGCTACAGCAGGGTGGAAAGCTACACAGACTGCCGCTATACTTGTTAATGAGTACATGGTTCGTATCGAATCTACATCATCATTCGCTACCACACAGGCTAACTAACCTAGCCTGATGGAGACATAAATTTTTTCATTCCTCCTTTTTTGTTTACGGGGAGAGTCCTCCGTGGCTCTTCCCGGTTTTACATATAGGAGGAAACATTCCTAAAGGAGGACAGTTATGGCAACAGCTAAAACAGCGACAGAAACCAAAACCAAAAAAGACGTAACAGAAATGACACAGGAAGAACTCAAAGCTTACTATGCAGAGCCTGTTGAGATAAGGCTCATGAGAGACAACGACAGATACAAAGACGACGTGTTTGTATCCGATGGCTTTAAGTCATACCTCATCAAGCGAGGTGAGACTGTAGTTGTTCCTCGGAACATCGCAGAGATTATACAGCAGAGCATGGATGCGGAGATGGAATCCGCTGAAAACCTCGATACACTCACAAGTGAGTTTGAGGACAGAGCAAAGTCTCTTAACATATAAGGAGCCACTATGATAATTCAGGGAAGCAACGTTCCGTTGAGGATAGAACTCGATGCGGAAGACGATGTCAAAACACTTGCGGATATATCCGTTGCATTAAGTCTGCTTGACGGGACGGTACTTAAGCATTGGAACAAGTCTGACTGCATCATATCCGAAGACTGTGGTGTGATAGAATGCCCTATCACCCAGAGTGAGTCTATGGACTGGACTCCTACCGTCTGCAGGATAGAATTAAAGTGGGTGGATGACGGCAGAATAAACTTTGCTTATGCAGAAGACAAGATATGTGCATGGGCAGACAAGGAGGTTCTGAAGGTATGAAGATAATCCGTGTAAGGATAGGTCAGTACGGCATGACGTATGCCACCATACTTCGGCAAAACGGTGCGATAGGCATAATCAAAATCCGCTGATGATAAAGACAAAAAAGAAGAGCCAGTGACGGCTCTTCTTTTTTTGAGGGGAGAGAAATCAACGGCGTTTGAGTTATCATACAGACATCATTATGGAAGAGAGGTGCATATAAATGAAGTTACCAAATAAAATTTACGATTTGTTGAAGTGGCTGATCGTGATCGTAATCCCTGCCGCCGCAACAGCTATCCTCGCTTACGGAAAGCTGTTTAACTGGTCTGTAGGAGAGACTATTGCCCAGTGTATGCAAATAGCAGAAACCTTCCTCGGTGCTGTATTCTGCATTTCTGCCGCTGAATACAACAAGACTTCTTCAGGGGGTCAGCAGTAGTGTTCACGGAAATAGTATCTATATGCTCCGGGCTGATGACTATATTTGGACTTGTGATTTTTTTCGTTCGTCCAATAAGGGAGAAAATCCTCAAAACGAAAGAGAGAGACGAACGTATTCAGGCACGTGCTGAAGGCACAAAGAATCTGATACTGGGCATTGCACTCGATAAGATGACCGACATCTATTACGAAGCGATGCGTGACGGAGAACTGAACAAGTACAAGTATGACAGTTTTTTCAACATTTATTCAGAGTATGAAAAACTGGGTGGCAATCACTGGGGCAAAAAAATGGCGAAGGACATGGAGGAAATCAGAACCTTGTCCGAATGAAGTTGCCCCTGACAGTGATGTTGGGGGCATTGATTTAAAGTGAGGTAATGAATGGGACTTACTACTGAATTTATCAATGCTCTTAAGGAATTAGGTGACGGAAGGTATCACTACTGGGATGGTCAGACCGGGATAGGATGCTCTGACTATGTAAGGCTTGCATTGGGCAACGCCAAAGTAATCACAGTCAAAGAGGCTCTGTCATCTGATTCCCTTTGGGCAGGGCAGAAAAAAAGAGGAGTACTGGCAGACGGAAAGAGGTTTGAGTACCTTCCACCGACAACGGAAAAGAAGGATGGTGACATACTCTGGTATCACGGTGCTCATGTGGCTGTGTATTACAAAGGCGGTGTGTTCGAAGCCGCACCTGAATCTACACATCCGCTGTCAGACAATAAGAAAACTGGTGTAGGACTGTACAGCAAGCATGGTTATAACTGCGCCGGGATTCCGCTGTCGAATATATACAGAATCATAGAAGTACAGAAAGTAGAGAAAGACATGAAGATGATAACATGGGATACGCTCATAGATAGAGCAATCAAACTCTGCATGGGCAAATACGGGAAGACGGCTTACATAAATAAATATCCTTATAACGTAGGCAAATGGGAAAGCGAGCAGTGGTCATTTGACTGCCTTGGCTTTGTACACACACTGGTCAACGGCTTTGTGGGTAACCGTAATCTTCTTGGCGGTGGCGCAATCATGGATGAATTCGTCAACTGCTGTGACGAAGCCGCAACCTTAAAAACCTGTGAGAACATCAGTAAATTCACAGGCGCATCCTTGAAAAAGGGCGAACTCTTACAGTCAAGCGGTCATGTAGGACTGTACATTGGGGATTACGAAGTGCCTCGGTCAGACAGAAGCATTGATGTGTACAACACAGCCGAATGCACTCCAGCATGGGGAGGAGGATGCGTACTATCTTGGACAGACATAAACACAGGATACCGATATAACAAGAAGGGCGGTCAGTACCGTTCTATATGGAATTACCACGGTGAGTTGGGCAGAGTCGATTACGCAGGGCAGGACAAGACAGTTATCATGGAAGAACCCGTAGAAGAACCGACCAAAGAGTGTGACCCAAAAACAGCACTTCAGCTTGCAATCGAATGCATTGACGGCAAGCACGGAAACAATCCAGAAAGAAGAGAGCAGTTTATCAAGCTGTACGGTTCTGACTGGGCAATCAAAATACAGGAATTAATCAACCTCGCCTATAAATAGGGGAGATATTCAGCTTATAAGATGGTACATATACAATGTCCGTGGCGCAAATATAAATAAGCTATTCTCGGCATAGCATTCCTTTTAAGGAGTGTTATGCCTTTTTTAATAGCAGAAAGGATAAGATATGAAGATTAGTGAAGCTATAGAGAAAGCTGACAGCATTCGTCCCAACACCGTCAGGTATGAGGACAAGAAGAAGTGGTTACTAACTCTTGAAGCGGAGATGGCTGAACTCATGGAGGTTGCGATGCCCCAGTACCCTGATGATGAAGACACAGAACTTCTGATGCCGTCACCGTCTGATGAAATGTATCCGCTGTACCTTCTGCCGTACATCGACTTCGTACTGGAAGAATCCGATCTGTATCAGATGGACTCTGCCATGTCAGAACAGGCGGTATCGGAGGCAAGACGGTGGTACAGAAGACATAACTCATGTCAGGCTATGTCTGACCTTAATATCGAAGGGGTGATATAAATGCAGTACCCAAGAACTAATACAAGGCTTCAAAGAAGGCAGAGCCAGTCACTACAGATAATGGGCATAAACAAAACCGATAATTATGTGAGCGGTCAGTTAGAAAGTTCCAAAGGGATAACTGCTGATAACTATCCGTACATATCCACATCAGGCAGAAAAATCCCTGTGGATTTAGGATTGCCAAGTGGCGCAACTCCTATCAGCATCTATGCGTGGGAGAAACTGTTTGTGGTTACCGATGAACCATCAGAGACCGGAGGATACAAGTGCTATTACGGAGGCAAGTACTGCGGTGATGCGGTCAACACGACTGCACCGAAACAGTATGCGGTACTTAACAGCAAGCTTGTCATGTTCCCTGACAAGGTGTACTTCAGCCTTTATGACAACGAGATGACATCACATCCGCTGACAACGGCACCGTTGCTGTTATCGGTAGGTGAAGGTTCTGCACAGATGCGAAGAAAGGTGGTGACGTGATATGGCAACATCAGGTTCATTTGGCTCTTGGCTAATAGCCAATGTCACTTCAATCAGTGGTACATGGAGCGCAGCAGTATCGAGACCGGGCACATCGGCAAAGGCAACAGTTACAGTGACCGCCGTTGTGAATGCCGTAGGTGGTGACTACTCAACATATCAGCTTGAGTACAAGACCGGCTCAACGTGGGTGAAGCTTAAAGAGGATGCCACATCACCACATTACGCAGGAGTTGCTTACACGCTGTCAGGCACATATACAGTGAATGTAGGTGATACTGCAGGTACTCATACGGGTCAGGTAAGAGTAAGAGCGTATGACGGCTACAACTACTATGATTCGCCAACAGGAAGTTACTCACTGTCATACTCTGCGAAGACATCGTACACAGTTAAGTATAATGCCAATGGTGGCACAGGCGCACCATCACAGCAGACCAAGTATTATGGTACAACACTTACACTGTCATCCACAGCACCAACAAGGAGCGGATACACATTCCTCGGATGGGGTACATCAGCTTCTGCGGCAACGGCAGTGTATCAGCCAAAGAGCAGTTATACGGCTAACCAAGCCATCACTCTGTATGCCGTGTGGAAGGCTAATACCAAGTACACAGTTACCTATGACCCGAAAGGCGGCACAGGTGCTCCTGCATCGCAGAGTGGATATGCGGGTACTACTATCACTCTTTCTACTACCAAGCCAACGAGGGCAAGCGTGTCAAAGACCTACACAGTAACCTTCGATACTGTAGAATCGGAAGCAATACTTAATGGTGCTTCCTCTGTTACCTGCACAAGAACTACAAAATACACATTCAAGGAGTGGAATACCAAGTCTGACGGTACTGGCAAATCCTTTGCGCCGGGAGCAAAGCTGACATTGAACATTAATGTAATTCTTCGTGCGATATGGACGGAGACCACCACAGGCTCAATAACTCTGCCGACAGCAACCATGCCACAGTATCAGCTTGCAGGGTGGAGTACATCGGCAACAGACAACAAAACAGTGTCTTCTCCGTACAGCCCAAACGGAAACGTAACGCTGTATGCTGTTTGGAGTTCTGATGGGAATGGCGGTCTCATTAAACTGCCCTCCGACACCAACCTCAATCTGTCAGTGGGTTCAAAGATTCGTCTTGTAGGGTGCAAGGATGCTGACAATGACGGAGTATATACAGTGGCATCTTCGCTCTACAGTAATGGCTACCAGTACATTGGGTTCGAAGAAGACTTCGTCATGGGCGGCACACAGGATTTAACGCAGTATCCTATCAAGATATACGGAGAAGGTTCGTATGTCCCTGATATGGACTATGTCGCATCATATCAGAATCGGTTATGGGGATGCAGTTCAAAGACCCGAACCATATTCGCATCTGCGCTCGGTGACCCAACAGATTTTTATTCCTTCGACGGAGTCGCTCTTGATGCTTATCAGGTAGCTGTAGCAACACCGGGTAACTTCACAGGCTGTCTTGCCTTGCAGAACTGTGTACTGTTCTTCAAGGAACATTGCATTCACAAGATGCTTGGCTCTTATCCTGCGGAATATACACTCTATACCTACAATAACGAAGGTGTAGCAGACGGCAACAGCGGCTCACTCATTAACTTTGAGAACACAGCTATCTATATTGGCGAGCATGGAATCAACACTTATGCAGGTTCTACTGCAGGCAAGCTGTCAAGAGACCTCGGTGAGGGCGGTATGTACAATTCTCTTGGTGCATCTAGTGGGACAAAGTACATACTCCATGTCAAAGATGCTGACGAAGAGGGACACACATACATTCTTGACCTTACAAGAGGTATATGGTTAGGTGCGGACTACGGTAATGTCCAAGGCTATGCGCATTTGAATGATGCGGATTACTTGCTGTCTGATGGCAAGATATTCTCTGTGGGCGGTTCAGCACCTTTAGATGATGAGTGGGAGATGGTCTTCAAACCATTCTTTGAAACGGTAACAGGCTCATACAAGAGCCAGTCACACATCTTCGAGACGAAGCGGTACACAAGACTCACACTCCGTGTTGATGTCCCTGTTGGAAGCTACATTGAAGCAGAAATAAAAGCTGATGACGGAGAGTGGATGATGGCAGGACGGACAGAGGGGAAGGAAGATTCCAGTCAGGATATGATTATATCGACTCCAAGATGTGACAAGCTTCAGTTAAGGCTTTCAGGCAGAGGACAGATGAAGATACTTGCCTTTGAACGTGAGTACAGAGTCGGTTCGAGGAGGTGACACAAATGGCAATATTACCTGATGATATCAACGATGTAAGTGGTCAGAACCCTGACAAAGGAGTAAAGACCATACATGACTATATCAAGTATCTCCGTGAGTCACTTGAATTTTGGGGAGAAGGGATTAAGAAGAAACTCGACAGCATCAGTCTCTCCCTCACATCCCTTACCGATAAGGACACAGACCTTGAGGATGCAGTACTGGCTGTCAATATCAAGGCTGATGGTCTTGTATCATCGGTAAGTGACCTGACAGGCACTGTAGACGGACTGGATACTACAGTAAGTAGTCTGAACAGCAAAGTGAGCACGTTAAACAGTAAGGTGACCACAGCGCAGAATACTATCACTGGTCACACCACAAGCATCAACGGACTCAAGGAACTGATATACAAAGATGCAAACGGTGACACTGTAGTCAAGCTGAACAGCAAAACAGTATCGAATGTTACACCGAATCAGTATGGCGCATATAACATAGGCTTAACTTCTGCCAACAGAGTTGTGTACGCAACAGCGGAGAATGTCGGTGGCACCGTGGGATACTTGGCTGTTCCCCTTCTGCATCAGGGCAAAGTCTACATAAAGATAACATCATTTACCAATGCGGCTGTTATCACAACCGCAGTAAACATAACAGTATATTACATATAATGGGAAGGAGAATATAGATGGCTTGGAGTGGAACATATACGCAGAAAATCAAAGACACTCTGACGAACTTGGCTGATTCGAAATACGATGCCAAGTATGATACGCAGATTAACAGTACAGCACAGCAGATAGCCAATTACGGAGATTACAACAGCAAGTATCAGCCACAGATTGACAAGCTTACCGGGCAGATAGCCAACTATGGAGACTACACAAGCAAGTATCAGCCACAGATTGATACCCTTACTGGACAGTTAACAAACTGGAACTATGACCCGGAAGGAGACACCTCTTATCAGGCGTACAAAAAGCAGTACTCCGAACTGGGTGACAAGGCTATGAGGAATACGCTCGGTCAGGTGTCTGCCCGTACCGGCGGCATGGCATCCTCTTATGCAGGACAGCAGGCACAGCAGAGTTACAACGACTATATGTCAGCATTGTCCAATATCGTACCACAGCTGGAACAGCAGGCATGGAACCGGGCACAGGGTAATCTGTCAATGTACCAGAACCTTGACAGCACCGATTATGCAAGATGGCAGCAGGCTCTTAATAATTTGTACAATCAGAATCAGATGTATCAGGGACTTGATAACACAGATTACTCAAGATGGCAGGACGGAAGGAACAACCTGTACAACCTTAATAATATGTATCTTGGTATGGATCAGAATCTCTACAACCGATACAAGGGTGACCTTTCTTCACAGTACGATATGCTGTCAGCTATTCAGGCTTATGATGAACAGGAAGAGGCTCGCTATCTTGCTGACCTTGCCGCCGCATCAAGTTATTCAGGCGGTAGTAGTGGTGGCGGCGGCTATTATGGCGGCGGTAGCGGTAGCAGTGGTTCATCCTCAAGCAACAACAACGCACTTGGCTTCAATGCTCTGAACATGGCAACATCCAATAATGAAAGCGGGCTTGAGCGATATCGCCAACTCACTGTCTGCCGGAAAGATAACAAATAATCAGGCAAACGTGCTTGCGGCTAGAACGAACTGGCGAAATGATGACACCATAAAGAATCTGCAGGCGAACACATCAACAGCTAACACATGGTTGCAAGACTTCTACAAGTATGGATATAAGTCATAAGGAGGATCTGAATGGGCATTCGTGACGAATTGAACAGATGGAGAGAACAACAAGGAACGGCATCATATAATACCAGTACTGGCGGCAGTACTGGTTCAAACGGCGGTGTGATGAACGAACTCAATGCGTGGAGAGCGCAGAACGGTATTTCAACGAATCAGAATACCGCTTATAACAAACAGCGCAAGCTGAACGCCGCCAGTATGCTTGGTTCGAACCTGACTAAAATGATAGGTGATTATGTCAACGGAGCGCAGGAGGCTTGGAGGTCAGGCTCTTACATGGGTGACTGGGACAAGCATTATAAGGATTTGCGCAGTTACGTCAACATCTACTCCGCAAAGACCAATGCTGATAAGAACTGGACAGCCAATGCCATTGCCGCACTCGATAACACATACAACCGTACAAGAGTCACCGATTCAGAGAAGAAGAGGTTCAATGTCAACACATCCCTGAGCGGTGATACACCTAATCTCGGCAATCTGCTCACAGGCAGAAATACCAACAATATGTGGAATCAGGTTGCAAGCAATACCGGGCAGAGTCTTGATGCACAGAGCAATCTGTACAAGATGAGTCTTGGTGCGCCGATGGACAATCTGTCGGAAAGAGACCTTAACCAGTATCAGAACCTGAGTAAGCAGTTTGCCAGTGAGTATGCCGACAAAGCCGCAAGAAATACCACATTGAGTAATACCGATGCGGCAACAGCACAGCAGAAATATCAGGACTTAACTGCTGACAGAAACGCATGGCAGAACCTTGACCAGTACGGCAAGGTTGAATGGCTCATGAAGCACCGTGGAATGACAGAGGACGAGGGATACGCATACCTCAATGGTGATTTTGTACCAAACCAGAGCACAGGCACCTACAGTAGCTTCACAAACCCAGTACCGGGAGATGCGGTTCAGACGGTATGGGACAACGCAAACAAGAAGAATCAGAACAGCGGACTGTATTCGTCAAGCACCTTCAACACCGCAGGCAATTACATCGGACAGGAACTGAACAACAGACAGTTCATGAAGGACTATTCATCTCTGTACACTAATGATGATTTTAATCTGCGGTCAGAATACATCCCTAACAAGGGATTTACGGGAGAATATCCTGCAGAACCGACCTCCAAGATT